TGAGGCATCGTAAATGAACTTGCGGAAAGTAAAGGTTGTTGGGACGAAGGTAACGCTTTACAAATGTCCGCGTACAATTGAATCATGGAGGTGGTGGACGTAAACTTTTTTAAAAAGGCGTTGGTGAACGCTCCGCCGTATTGTCCGTTGGCATACGCCTCTAGACTGTACTGGTTGTCGCGGCATCCACTCATCATGTAAATGTTAGGGTTGGGGATGTTGACAAACATATTTTTTTTAAAGGCGAACGTATTATTTTTTAGGTAGGCATAGGAAAAAGGTAAATCGCAGACGGTTCCACTATTGCAACTATCAAATAAAAGTAAACACTTGCATGATATTTTCTGAATGAGTTTTCCTAAATCATCATCCACAATAAATCCGTTGACTTGAAAATCACAAGGGACAATGCAACTATCCATACCCCCTTGTTCGTCTCCGTTTCGGTCACGTACTTGAGACCCGTGTCCTGAATAATAAATCAAGAGTTCGGTGGATTTATTCTGGATGATTTTTTGTAATTGGTCTAGTATGGTCTTTTTTGTAGGGATAAGGTTTGTATCTGTATCTACCAACGTAGTAATGTTTTGAGGTAAATATCCGTTGGATAAAAGTAATGAACGCATGCGGGTCACGTCATGGATACACCCGTTGAGGGCATACGGAGTCCCTGCGTAGTTCAGACCAATCAACAGTGCGGATTTCATATCGTAGTACGATATTTAAAATTGATGGTCGTGTAGTATCCCATCCGATTCATCCGATGCGTTTTTCTAGAATCATTACGTTCATGTCAATTAAAAACGAGGGGGTTCATCCTTGTACCACTTGTAAATTTTATAAACCACAGTATTATACCGCGTTTGAGTCCCCATTATCGGATTGCCAAGCCGTGGGTGAGCGGAATGTAATTACAGGAGAGATCAATTATGTCTCCGTCAGCCAATGTCGGATGTATGAATGTGGTGTGAACGGTAAATTGTATGAACCAGAACCGCATGTACTTTCAAAAAAAATAAAACATGCGGTAGTACGTTACCTTCCCTATGCTCTTCCTTTACTCGTGTACGCATGTTTGATCTACTCCATATGCATTCAATTATAAAAAAAACATATTTAAAGACAATTTTTTATCTATCATTAGAAGCGCTGATCGTTCACTGGTAGGACATCTGTTTTCCACACAGAAGACCCGGGTTCGATTCCCGGTCAGCGCATCCGATAAAATTGACATACTCTTCATGTAAGATATCATTTTAAACATGGCACTCTCTTTCTCCATCCATACGAGTAATGAACCTGGTATGTATTTTATTCAAACTTTATTAGAAGAGTATCATTTTGGCGTGATTGAAAAAATAAACCAAGACACCAAGTACAAAGATGACAACATGGACGATCGTTTTGACGTCTATTATGCATCCATCAATGAAAAGGGGGAACGTTTAAAAAATAATTTACACACGAAACTACACCTCATCTATGGTAGATGCGAGGGAGGCGTTCTCATGTATTCCATCACCCCTATAAAAAAGTGAATACAGGAATTGAACCTGTTTTACCTCCAATTGGATTCACGAGGTGTGCGTTGCCGCACGGTTGGGTGTTGGGGTTTACCTGGGGTTCCAGAACGACGCCGAGAACGTGTCCTTGTGATCTTCCGTCGTGCCATACTCGCCGAACGCGTACTTGACGACCACCTCCGGCGCCGGTCGGGTTTCCTTCGTCCACTTGATTGGCTTCCATGGCTTGGTGTAGGCGGCCTTCCACTCAGCCATTTGTTGAACCGTCATGCGCTGGTGCTCCATATGTTGTTTGAGTTTACAGAATGCGAAATAGATCGTTGGATTCATCATATTTCTCTTCAAAATGGAAGAAACATTTCAATTTTTTCAAGATCCGTTTCACAAAAACTTGTCTACAATTTTCCTTTTTCGTTTTTCACCCAACATGATTTTCCATTCTTCTAACGTCATGGTGTAACTAAACACCCACCCATGAAGTGTCACGTTCCCTTGTTGCAGCGTACACTTCATGTCTTCTCCAACCGGCGTCACGTGTTTAAAATGAAATTCAAGGTAGTCGCTTCCATCCGCTAACCCCGTAGGCGTTCTTGCCGAATCGTACAGGGTTCCCCATACCGACCCGACCTTATCCATCACGTGAGATGTCGCTACTTCACGAGGAACGGTGATGCCTACAGAAAACATGTTATGCAGGAGATGATAATTTTTTGATTTCAATTTTAAGATCATGGATTTCTTTTCGGATTTCTTCTAATTCTTGTTCTATCGTTTTCTTCATTTCAAGGAGAGAGATTTCTTTCGTATGATACGTATATAATTTAATCGGGTTATACTTTTTTAAAGGTAAATAATCACAACTTAATGGATTAAACCCTCCAAGTGGAGTCGTCGTATTATCCATGAATTGGTTACTACAATTACATATCAAAATGTATTTGAACTTACCCTGTACCACATAATCCAAAAACATGTAAATATTTTCTAGCGGCCAATGTTGCAGTACATCTTTCAAGATACACAAATCTCCGGATGGTAGTCTTTCCTTGTTACCGTACACGTCTAGATGATGAAAGGAATACTTCGGAGAAGGAAAACGCGAGGCATTGTACTCCACCACCTTGGAGTACGCATCGTACCCCGTATAGGTTACGTCCAAATCGTCATAAATGAGTTTCCCACATTGGAAATCTCCACACCCTACATCCACCACCGTTTGAATTCCTTTGTCAACGATGAATTTTTTTAAAAACGGAACGTACGTCGTTTCGTTATACTCTATGGAACTGCCTCCTCCACTACTTCCTTGATACGCTTCCGTTTTGTTATCCCCCCATATTTTATTTTCATAGACTTCCGTAAATACTTGTTCCATGATTACTACTACTTTTGTATGTTTATATTCATTAAAAAATTGATATGCCTTTTTATTAAGTAAGTCCAACATACTAAACATGGCGGGAGTAGACGTTCCTGGTCTTCTTAAAAATATCCTGAATGAAGGACATACACCCTGGAATGCATTGAACGAATGTCTTCAAAATATGCTGTCGGCAGGTGCCACCACGTTGGTCGTTACATTAGAGGCGAATCGTCTCCTTCTTGCCGATAATGGACGCGGAATGACGGAAGAGGGGCTTCGTAGAGCGTACGTGTTGCACGGGCGCACAGAAGCAACGTCAGAACGTCACGGTCGTTTTGGCGTGGGCGTCAACAATGCGGTTGCCATATTCACGCAAAACAAGCAGGATGCCATTACCATTTCAAGAACGGAATCTTCTGATACCATTTATCATGTTCGCATTTCGTACCGACAGGCAATTCAAAGCGGAACGCTTGAAATTGTACCTCAAGAAGTGTCAAGAACGTCAGAACAACATTGGGAAAAATATTCTATTGATAAAGATAAACCGGGTACGCTTCAGATATTTGATTGTGACCCCTGCATTTCAGATGAACTGCGTACAAGTGTTCGTTCACCTGAGTATCCAAAAAATTTACAACTTCATTTAGCAAAAAAGTATCACCACGTGCTTCGTAATGGGGTTACCTTGACGTTGATCGTAGAGGGTCGTAAGTATCCCATTGTCTCGGTAGACCCCCTTGCCCGCGACCACAAGGATATCATGTATCCAATGACAAAGGTGATCCGTGTGTTGCAAGGGGATGGAAAGGTACACTTTTCGTTCGTCCATCATGAAAAACAAACGATTCGCGAAATGAATCCAGAAACTGGAAAACGAAAATACAATTATGATTTACCGACAACACTTACCCAAGTAGGGAGCATTACCATACGAGGAACCTATTGTAATGATTGGGTAGCTTTATTCACTCCCGTACTCACGGAGATGAATATAAAACTACCGGATAACAAATGGGTCGCGCATGATATGCTTGGAGGAATTGTGATTGAACGAAATGGAATCATCAATGACACGTTTCCAGTAGAACGACCTAAATGTGGAGATTTTAGTGAAAGGAGCGTTTACGTAGATTCTCATATCAGTGTAGAATTTGCTGCCAGTGAATTCATGGATGACCTTTTCAAGGTAAGAACCAATAAATCAAAATTGGATGAAAATAATATTCATCCAGAATTACGTGAAATCATGGATTATATGCATAAAGAATATAAAAAAGAAAATTATAAAAAGGTACATACATCTATCGTCCACATACCACCGAAGCCCGCGGAACCGACACTTGCAGCGCCTCCGAAACCTGCGATTGTACCGACGCCTGCAGTATCACCAAGGCCCACACCTGTAGCACTGCCGAAGCCTGCAGGACCGCCACCCAAGCCTGCAGGACCGCCACCCAAGCCCACGCATGTAGCGCAGCCCGTACCCCTGAGGCCCGCAGTACCCACGAAGCTCGTAGTACCTCCACCAAAGTCGCCAGAGATTACCTATACTCATAATGACAGTGAAATCATGGTCCACGTAGGAGTTGACATCCACAAAATACAGTATGTCGGCCAGTACCATGTGTGGCATAACTTATTGGTTCAAACACATGCGAAAGTGGGGACTCCCAAATTTATAGAATGGATTACTGAATTGAAAAAAATAAATCGTCTTCTGGTTTAAATTGAAAGGGGATATGCCTGTCGTATTCATGTATCATGGATCTTGTGGAATTATCCGCCATGTACGATCCAGAAACGATGGACTTTGATGAATTCGTTCAACAATACAATAAACCCAAACATCTTCGTGACGAGCAAGATTTTGCGTACGAACAAAGTCTCGCTCAAGATATACGAAAACAACAAGAAAAAGAAAAAGAAAAAGAAAAAGAAAAAGAAAAAGAAAAAGAACAACAAGAAAAACAAGAAAAAGAACAACAAGAAAAAGAAGAACCGGTGGAAGATCCGAAACCCACCTTGGCAGAACTTCGGCAACTACGGATTGCCAAATTATCCATTCCACCTAAAATTCAAGTGAACCATACCGTCATGGAATTAAAAAAAATGTGTAAGGAACGCGGTATCAAAGGATTTACGGGTAAATGTAAACAAGAATTAATTGCCATGTTAAATTAAAATCGTCTGGTATGTCTATGTTTTTTATTCTTTGTTTTTCTATGTTTTTTATTCTTTGTTTTTCTATGTTTTTTATTCTTTGTTTTTCTGTACCGTTTCCCACCATAAAGTGTACCATCACACGTGAGGTTCATCCTTAACCCTACTAAATATTCATTTTGTTTAATCATGAGTTCGTCTATTTTATCAAGAGATGACCCTCTTAATATACCAATGTCTGGTTTATCCAAAAATTTGCGAAACACATCGGTGGAAGGCATTCCAGGAAGTGATAATGTTAGATACTTATGAGGTAGTAACACTGAGCCATCTTCTTTACGTAAATCTGTCGCACTCACTGTAAGCGGGAGCTGGTTCGTAGCATGGTGTACGTAGATTCTGTCACCAATGTCTAATTGTTGTGTTGTGTTTGAAAAAACACTCATGTCAGGAATGGTTGGCATGCATCCTGCATATATGGCATGACTATCTGAAAGATTACCAAGAATGGTTGATAATACTCTATTATGTTCTCTATGTACTGCACCTCTTGGTATATTATTAATAACTAAAAAAATGGAACCGTCTATCTTGACTACGGTAATCCCTGTCATTTTAAAATTAGGGTCATGAATTGGATCTTCAAAAACTGGAAAATACATACCCTTTGTTATACTTAAATTTTTTGTGAGAACTAATGTACCATTGGTTTCTGATGTAACTGGTTGCATTTCATAATATACAACTAACTCGTGTGGTATTCTCAAATTACCTGCTAGATCTCTAACGATAGTCTCTTTCAATAATGGAGTGGCCGATAATATGATAATCACACATGGTTTTTCTGAGTTATTATATGTTGTAGTAATTTTGTTTTCAACATCATTCATGGTAGATAGAGGGCAATCCTGTAAATTGAAATAATGAATGTCAAAAGGTTGATTCACTCCTGTACGAGCCTCTTCCATTGTGAATTTTTTACAGGGTGGAAAATATGGACGGCGCAATGGTGGTTGGGGAGGCAATGGTGGACCCGTAGGTGGATCCAGGGGAGGCATATCTTCATATTCCTCTGGGTCAGAGTTT